AAGAACAGGCACTCAACGCTGTTATAGCCAAGAAAAAAATAGAAGAACAAGAAAAGCAAGTCAGGGAACTGATTACTTGGGCATACGGAGTTGAGACTTACAAAGAAATGATGCAGATGCGTAAGGACATAAAAGCCAAACGTGAACGCATGATTTACAAACAAAGACGTAGACAAAGACGTATGTTAGACGTATCAGCAATTGTCATGGGACTGCTGGTTTCTGGCGGGGTTGTCTGGACTACTGCAAGTATTATACAGGGGTTGAGTAATGGATGAGTCCGCAAAGCAAATTGTTGATGTAGTAAGCGTAGGGACTATGTTAGGAACACTAGGTTCTATTTTACCACCTATATCTGCATTGTTTACTATTGTATGGGTAGGCATTAGAATATGGGAAACAGACACGGTACAAAGCTTCCGTAAGAAGGACGAAGACTAATATGTGGACTGCTCTTATTGGTCCTATTGCTGGACTTGCTAAGAACTGGTTAAACAACCGTCACGAGCAGTCACAAGCAAAACACGTAGCAAAGATGGAAGTCATTAGGAACACTGCTACGTGGGAACAAGAGATGGCAGCGGCTAGTGCAACCTCGTGGAAAGACGAGTGGTTTACTGTGGTGCTGTCGATGCCTTTGTTAGCTGTGTGCTACGGAGTTGCTATGGATGATCTAAGCATTATGCAACGTGTTGGGTTGGCTTTTTCTGAGCTAGACAAGCTACCTGATTACTACCAGTACTTGCTTTACGTAGCAGTCACGGCCAGCTTTGGTATACGTGGTGCTGACAAGCTAATGCAGATGAAGGGTAAGTAGATATGGCAACAGACGAATTAGACATTCTTGCTGATACTACTGATGACGCTACTGGTTTAGAAGATACTACTTCTATTAGTGAAATAGAACAAGCTTTTCCTACTGCTGATACAGGTCAATATGGCGACATGATTGATGCTTCTGCAACCTTTGCCGATGCCAATCAATATCTTGGCGTTAATGAGGCACAGTGGTCTGCATTTGTTAATGAAGTAAACGACATCAAAGCGCAAATGAATGCCTTTGAGGGCAATGCAGCCCGCGTTATGCAAGATCGAAGCACTCCAGACGCTCTTTTAGACCGCCGTATTGCTGTACTGCTTCACCAAAATCCCGGCATGACCCCTGATGAGGCAAGAGTACAAGCTGAAACTAGCCCTGAATATCAGGATATGGTAGCCACTAATCAACAATACGAGGCATTGAATAGTCGATTGAACGAGCTTTACGCATCTGTAGGCTTGGACTCTCAAGGCAGTATTACAGGCTCTGACATGGGCGTTAAAGGCGGAATTGTCAGATTTGACCTGCAAGATGGTGGGGTTACGTTTAAGGCGTTAGGCAACTCAATGGCTAAGGGCTTAATCATTGGGGCTGCTGCAGCCATATTTACTGGCCCATTAGCTACTGCATTAGGTCCGGCAAGTGCAGGCGGGTCCGGTATATTTTCTTCTGCAGCGGCGGCTAAGGCAGCATCTGCTGCGATTACTAGCTCTGCATCTCAACTGGCTGCTACTGGCGAGTTAGATATTGGTCAGGCTCTTGTATCAGCCGCAGTGTCATATGGCGGAGCCCAACTTGGTGATGCTATTAAAAGCAGCAGTGCCGTAGGAGATATTGTATCTCAGGCTCAATCTACAACTGATGCGGCAGTAGACTTTTTAAGCCAAGGAAATTCTTTAGCAGAAGCTGCAATTCGTGCTGGCGGTATGAGTATGTTAACTCAACTTGTTACTACTGGCGAAGTTGACATGACTCAAGCAGCAATAGCAGCAGTTATATCAGGCGGGGCTGAAGCCGTTCAACAACTTGCAACAGCGTCTGGGCAGCCTGTTGATGAGTTTATGGCCGACTTGCAAGAACAAGATGAGTTTGTACAGGCTGCAATAGATGCAGATATTAAAGACCCTTTCCTTAATCCTAACTACACTACTGTAGGTGACGGAGTAATGATTAACGCAGCGGGTGATGTATTTAACTACGCTGGTGATAACTTAGGCAATATGTCTACATTAGACACTAACAATGATGGTCAGTTATCTGGTATTGATTTAGAAGAAATTACTACTCCTGATCGTACTTTTGTAGATCCTGTAAGAGGATTAGGTTGGGAACTAGGAGACGATGTAATTGTTGGTCCAGATGGTATGGCTCTTCCTAAAGGCTCTGTTCTTAAAGCAACAAGAGATGGCGGTTATTATAGTTATGATGAAGAAGGTAACAAAATAAATGTTACTTTAAAACCATATAATGAAGTATTTGGAGGAGACAAAGGTAATTTAGTTTGGACTTCTGAAGGCGGTACAGACGGCTACATTAGTTACGAAAATGGTGAGTTAGCGTATAAAAAAGTAGAAGGCCAGTGGGTTGATGCTCAAGGTAATGTAGTAGATGATCCTCAAACTGTTGACGAACTAACTATGGTAGCAGCTAAGGCTATTGATGAGCCTTTAGAGTCTGTTACATATTTTGATCAAAGTGGTACTGCTATTAATTATAAGTATCCTCCTGCTGGGTTAAAAGATAACTTTGTACAAGGTCAGTTTGCTGGTCTTATTTTTGGGCCTAATGGTGAAATTAGTGAGGTGTGGTACGATCCTCAAACTAACACTGAGTATGTTAGAGCGCAAGGCACTACTGAAATTACCGCTATTAGAACTCCTGATACTCCACCCGAAACAATAGAAATTGAAACTACTACCACTGATACAACACAAGCAACGACTGCTGGCAAAGACGGTGGTGTAGAGGTTGCGAGTACTGCCGCTGAAAATGTTGCAGGAGCAAGTACTAGTCAAGAGGTAAGCACTGCTATAAACAATGCAGTTAACCAAGGTGCTTCTAGTTCTGCTTTGTCTGCTGCTATAAACGCTGCTCTTTTAGCTGGAACTATAACTCCAGAACAGGCCGCTGCTGCTTATGATTCAATAGGTACTATAGACATAACACCCACCCCTGATGGTGTACCTGTAGATGCAGGAAGCGAAGTCGCTGTTGATACTACTACAGGCGGTGGGTTATTAACTGGTGGAGTCACTACAGGTGGTGTTGATACGTCTGTTTCTACAACAACAGGAGTAGATGCTGGCACTGTTACAGGCACTACTTCAGGTGGTGTTACAGGCGGCGAGGTTGCGGGGGGTACGACTACAGGAGGTGAAGCTACAACAGGAGGAACAGCCACTACAGATACTAGTGGTACTGGCGGTTCTGATGTAGTAGATGCTGGAGTAGTAGGTACAGTTGTAGCTGGTACAGTAACTGGAAGTGAAGATCCCAGTGCTGGTACTCCCGGTACAGATGGTACAGATGGTACTGGGTCTGGTGGTGGAGATGATGAGGATATAGAAGGTAGAAGAACCGCAGCTTCTGGTAGTAACTATGAAAGATATGATTGGCAAGGACTTACGTATACAACACCAACAATACAAGAAATAATTCAAAACCCTAACGTCGATTATATGGCTTCTCTTAATAATGTAATTAATCAAGGTATGTTTGGAAAATATATATGACATATTTAAATTTAGTAAACAACGTACTTAGACGGTTACGAGAAGACGAAGTAACTACCGTTAATAGCGACTCGTACAGTGCTATGGTTGGTGACTACATTAACGATGCTAAACAGCTTGTAGAAAACGCATGGGATTGGTCTAATCTTAGGTCTACTCTTACAGTTTCTACGGTTGCTGATGACTACACTTACTCGTTAACTGGCTACCAAGACCAAGGTAAAATCCTAAACATTATCAACGATACTTCTAACATTGTTATGGAGTACAGGCCACAGACTTGGTTTGACGATAAATTCTTGGTTAACACGCCTGCTTCTGGTAAGCCTGAATACTATACCTTTAGCGGTATTGATGGCTCTGGTGATGCACAGATTGACATATACCCTAAGCCTGATGGTGTTTATTCTATTAAGGTTAAGAGCGTTATTAGAAACGTAGAACTAAGCTCTGATTTTGACACACTGGCTATTCCTAGTCAGCCTGTGATTCACATGGCAGTAGCTTTGTTGGCCCGTGAGCGTGGTGAGACAGGCGGTACATCAGCACCAGAGTACTTTGCTATTGCCGACAAGTATTTGTCTGATGCAATTGCTTTGGACGCTCAGAAGCATCCTGAAGAAACTATCTGGTATACCCCGTAGGAGAACGTATGGCCCAGCCACTACAAAGTATTAATTTAGTTGCTCCTGCTTTTAAAGGAATTAACACAGAAGATTCTCCTATTGCACAGGATACTTCTTTTGCTGAAATAGCAGATAACGCTATTATTGATAGACGAGGACGATTAGCATCCCGAAAAGGTAACTCTGTTTTTACTACAAATAAAACAGTATTAGGCACTGATTACCTTCATAACATGCACGAGTTCTACGACAATGCTGGTAACGAGGTAATCTTTAGTACTGGCAACAACAAAATTATGACAGGCACAACGACACTGGTTGACGCTACGCCGGGGTCATACACGATCAGTGCTAACGATTGGAAGATATTTAACTTTAACGATCACGCTTACTTTTTCCAACGTGGCTATGAGCCTCTCGTGTACAGCAACAGTCTTGGTGCAGTAACTAAAATGTCTAGCGTTGCTGGTGCATCTGTAGCAGCGGCACAATACTGTCACGAAGCTATCGGTGCTTATGGTCGTGTGTGGTGCGTAGGTAACGCCACTGATGACAACACAATCTACTGGTCTGATCTTCTTAAAGGACACGATTTTACTGGTGGTTCTAGCGGGTCTATCGACGTATCTAAAGCGTGGCCTGACGGGTTTGATAAAATTGTAGCTATAGCGGCCCACAACGGACTGCTTGTTATTTTTGGTGAGCACAGTATTATTACATACGCAGGTGCAGAAAGTCCTGCTACTATGGTGTTGCAAGATACTATACCCAATGTAGGTTGTATTAGTAGAAAGACTGTACAAAACATTGGAACAGATTTACTTTTTTTAAGTGACGATGGTCTACGTAGTTTAGGTAGAGCTATTCAAGAAAAGTCTTTGCCTTTGTTAGATATAAGCAGAAATGTAAAACAAGAACTTATTGCATATATCCTAGCATCTACTTCTCCTATTACTTCTGTGTACAGTCCAGAAAACTATTTTTATTTACTTTCTTTTTCAGACCTAAACGTAACCTTTTGTTTTGACCTGAGAGGCGTTTTAGAAAACAACTCTTACAGAGTAACAAGATGGCCTAGTGTTAATTTTAAATCTTATCACAGACTTAAAAACGGTGACTTGTACATAGGCACAATAAATGGCGTTGGTAAATACTTTGGTTACTACGATAACAATATACCATATCGATTTAGGTATACAAGTCCCGGTTTAACTTTTGGTGATCCTTCTAGAATTAAAATATTAAAAAAAGTACGTCCTACAATTATTGGTGGTAACAACGCTAACATTGTTTTGAAATGGGCTTACGATTTTAAAACAGCGACTAACTCTAGAGTGTTTACAGTAAGTGACCTTATTCCCGGTTTTTACGGAGAATCAGAGTTTAACATAGCACAGTTTTCTGAGGGTGAGATTGTTAACAGAAAGGGTTTTAACACGACAGGTTATGGAACTGTAGTAACTGTAGGTATTGAAACAGATATTAATGGGTACGGAATGTCTATACAAGAAATAAACGTATTAGCGTTAGTAGGTAAAACATTATGAATGGAATGATTCAACCCCCACCGCCGCAGCTTCAAGCAAGTCAAGCCACGAGTAGCACTGATACTGAAGGGAATTTTGACCTTGAAAACTTTTTAAGCGGGTTGCAAGGTTTATTTAGTACGTTTGGTGGTCCCGGTTTAGGGGCTGGCGCTATCATGAACGCTTACAACAGCCTTGGTAGCATTGGTACTTCTGCTCAACAAGGCGCTCAAGCTATTGCTAACGAGCAGTTAGCTCAAACACAGTTTCAACCTTTTGGACTTACTACAGGAACTGGTTCAATTTTTGGTTACGATCCTGAGACAGGGCAAGCCTCAATAACAATGTCTACGGACGAAAAAACAGCACAAGGTCTAGGTTTAGGCACATACAATGCGCTAATGGCTGGAGATCCTGCGGGTGCTACTAACTTGGTAAATCAGGCTAACAGTTTATTAGGTAAAGGTCAAGCTCGCCTTGCTTTTGACCCAGCCGGGATGTCAGATTTACTATCAGCTTCAGAACAAACTTTTGGTATGGGTCAAAACTTTAGATCTGAAGCTATGTATCAACCTGCTGATATTAATAGAATGCGTTCTCAGTTTGCCAATCAAGTTCCCGGTTTACTTAATCAACAACCTAGCGCAGGAATAGGACAACTAGGTCAGCAAGCTCTTGGTTTAGGTTCTAGAGGTTTAGCAACAACAGCCCCTCAAGATGTAGAAGCACTACGTAGACAGTACAGAGATTTAGCTAGTATATCAGCACAAGATGTTTTAAGACCTTCTGGAGCTAGAGAGCAGGATGTTTATGATCGTATAAGAGCAACACAGTCAGGTGAAGAAGAAAGACAAAGACTACAGTTAGAAGAGCGTCTCTCTAATCAAGGTCGTTTAGGTGTTCGTACTTCTATGTTTGGTGGTACGCCAGAACAGCTTGCTTTGGCTAAAGCACAAGAAGAAGCACAAAATCAAGCATCGTTAATGGCTATGCAACAAGCTCAAAGAGAACAACAACAAGCACTAGGCACAGCACAAACTCTTGGCGGTATGTTTGGTCAGCAAGCAGGATTGTCTAACACGTTGCAGAGTGCGGCACAACAGAGAGCAGCACAGCTTTCACAACTAGGTTTGTCAGCTAACCAGATTGAAAGCCAGCTTAGATCAGAAGGTCTAGGCAGAGCGGCTACAGCATCAGGGCAATCTGCTTCACTGGCTCAAACTGCTGGTGCTTTGCAGGCACAACAAGCAGGTCTTGATATGCAGTACACAGGTCTTGGCGCTAACTTGGCACAACAACGTCAAGCCTTGGATGCGGCTAATCAAGCACAAGCATTACAAGCAATGCAAATGTCTCAAAATATGTACACAGGTGCAGAGGCGCTACGTGGAGCGCAACAACAGAGAGCGTCACAGGCTCTTTCTTCTGCTTACGTACCACAAGCACAGGCACTACAAGCTCTACAAGCGTCTTCAATGTTCCCGCAGTTACAACAACGAGGTCAGTTGTACGGTGCTGGTTTGTATGGTGAAGCGGCTATGGGCGGTCTTGAAGCACTGTTGGGTTCTGGCATGGGTCAGGCTAACCTAATGGGACAATTGGGTACAGGTCTTTTGACAGGAGGCTTAGGTGGTGAGGGTAGTATAGGTGGTTTTAACTTTGGTGATCTTTTAAGAAATCTTTTTGGAAGTGATTAATAAACCTTTTACAGGAAAAAAGTAATGGCAAAGTTTGGTGAAAGATTTATACAAGGACTTACTAGACCCTCTTTTGATCTTACGGGAGTAGGTACAGCTATTGGTGAAGCTCCTGCACGAAGAAGACGCATGGGTATGTTTAACGAGGCTATGGAGACAGGAGACTATAGCAAGTTAAATCCAATGATTATGCGAGAAGCTGCAAGGTCTGGTGATCCTGCGGCTATGGCACAAGCTGTTTTAACTACTCGTCGACTTACAGAAGGCTCTATTAATAGACAAGTAAACGGTTTAGAGCTACAACGTAGTGAGTTGTTTAACGCTGGTGATATAGCAGGGGCTAAAGAAATTGAAACTCAAATGGCAAAGTTATTGGGTGATGCTGGTATGGACCCTAGTGGTGTTTTAGGACGTACTTCAACAGCACACTTTGCTAATATTAAATCACAAGCTGATATGTTAAACAATCAAGCTACATTAGTTACTAACGATTTAGAAACAATTGCTAGGCAATTTGGTATTGATTCTGACGAATATAAAACAAAAGCAAACACGTATATTAATAATAATATGGGCGAAGCTGTAAGCGCACACCAAGATAGTTTTTTAGAGCGGGAAGCTTTTAGGGCAGAACAGATAGAAAAACTTAAAAACAATGAGCCTTTGTCTAAAGCAGAGCTTCAATTTTTAGTAGACGCAGGCGCTGATGAAGGGTTGTTAAAAGGTCAGTCTAATGCACAAAATAGACGTTTGTATACTAACTTAAAAACAACTGAGTTAGAAGAAAATTTAAAGGCTCGTGCGCCTATTGCTACTAAACTACAAGCAAAAGGACACGTAGACTTTGCTATAGATTCTCTTGCTAAAAAGTATGACTACATTGATATATTTCAAGATGATCTTAAATCAGAAATAGAAGAAGAAATGACACAAGATGATTACGATCAACTCTATGGTCTTGTTATTAATGCTAAACCTGAAGAGGTAGAAAGTATTGTAGAAGATTGGCTGAGTAAAAAGTTTAAAGTTGAGTTTGATAGGTCTAAAAAAGCATATGAGCGTAGACAAGATATTCAAAATTTAGAAACTACTATGATAAAAGAACAAGCTGTTCACAAAGGACTTCTAACAGAAGATCAAGATATTAGTGAGCTTACTGAGGTACAAAGACGTATGCTTAAAGATGAGGTCGAAGGTATACTAAGGGATGAGCAAATAGCTCCTGTTGGTATTGAATCTGCTTTATTTTAAGTGAGACTTTAGCACATGGCTGAGTTAGAAGCAAAAACAGCGCCTATCGCGACAAGCGATCTTCCTACGTGGATGAATGATCCTGCGATGCTTGATATGTTAGAAGGCTTAGGTGTTGACCCTTATCAAGCAGCACCTAATTTTGATCTGTGGTTTGATACAGTAAAAGAAATTGAGTCTAGCGGTGGTTGGAATACGTACAATCCGTTTTCTTCTGCTAGAGGGCCATATCAAATACTGAAAGGTTCTTATCCTGTTATGCTTAGGAGAGCTATTCGTGCTTATAAAAAAGCCGATGTTGAGCCTCCTAAATGGATGACTGATGCTCTTGCAGACAAAGACAGAGATCCTGCTGATTTATCTGAAGATGAAGTTAGACGTTTAATAATGCTTGACATACAGCAACGTCCTCAAAAAAACAAAGAGGGTGTTGGTACTGACAAGTTGATTGTTGATTTAGCTAATGGCAATTGGGATGCAGGCCAAGACTTGTATTTAGATCATCACCATACAGATAGAACAGACCAGCCTACTTTGAAACGAAGCAATGAAAAATTTGCTGAGGTAGAAGATCAGGTATTTGTTCCTTTTGAGTCTGCACCTACAGATAAAACTATAAAACTTGGTGACTTGCGTATTAAAGAGTTGGCCCCTAAAGCTATAGAGGCTCTTGAGCAGTTTAAAAAAGATCCTTCTTTATTAAAGGCTGTTTCTGTAGAGGCTACTCCTGTACCTGAGTCTTACATATCTTCTGGTTTACTTAAAGAAATAGAAACACCACAACGTAGTGGTAGATTTCCTGAAGTAACTGTTGATGCACAGCGAGTTGATCCTACACCGCCTCCTCTGCCAGAGTTACAAGAAGTTATACCTACTCAGCGTGGACAGATACCTATACCTCAAAAACCTACTGTTCAAGAAGTAACAGTACCACAACGTGCTGGTCGTTTTCCAGAGGTAGACGTAACTGCACAAAGAGTAGACGAAACTCCACCGCCTTTACCAGAGCTAGAAGAAGTAGTACCTACCCAACGTGGTCAAGTTCCTATCCCTAAAAAAGATGTTGCTCCTAAAGTTATCGAAGCAGCAAAACAACTTAAATCTCTTTATGAAGAGATGGATAAACTTGATCCTAAGTATCGTAAAAAAACTTTACGAGAGGTAGATGTACCTAAGCGACCCTTAAAAGAAGCAGAAGTTAAATCACAACCTGTACAAGAAAAACCACCTGAAGTAGATTTAACTACACCTACTGAAAAAGATACTACTAACCCTGCTGTATCTCCAAAAGCATTGGCTGCTGCTAGAGAGCTTCAAAGTATGCGTAATGCTCGTGGCGCTGGTTTAGCTACAGAACTTGGAGAGGGATTAACATTAGGTCTTCTTGGTGAAGTTGTTGCTGGTGCTACTGCGCTTACCACAGACAAGTCTTACGCAGAAGCTAAGGCTGAATACGAGGTAGGACGAGAACAGTTTAAACGTACTGATCCTGCGGCTGCACAGTTTTCTATACCACTAGAGATTGTTGGTTCTATTCCTACTGGTTCGTTTTTGTACAAAGGACTGACAAAGGCAGGTATGGGTCTTACAGGTGCGGCAGCTACAGAAAGTGGCCTGTACATGGCTGCTACTGGTGAGGGTGTTGATGACCGTCTTGTTCGTGGTGTAGGTGGTGCTGCTTTTGGCGCTGCTGTTGGGCGTTTATTCCAAGGTATTGGTGATGCTTCTCAGGGTAAATTAGCAAGAACTCCTGAAGAACTGTTTGAAATGCAAGCCAATGCTAACGCTAAAGCTATTAAGGGAGCTAAAGTAGCAAGGCCGACTGCTGATATAACAGATGATGAATTAGCTACGCAACTCTTAATACGAGAAACAGAATACTTGTCTGACGTTATAGGTAGACTAGGCCAGTTACCTCAAGACTTAACTACTACGTTTTACCAACGAATGACTAAGTATGCTGAAGACATGGGTATTAGTAGCCGACAGTACAATAAAGTTATTCGTAGTAATGAGTCTATAAAAAATATTCGCGCCTTAATTGATGAGCGTGGAGCAAGAAAAAGTCTTGAAGAGTTGAATGTATTACGACAGGATCTTCTTAATCGTGTGTCTAGTTTTGTTACACGAGACGGAGCTAAGACAGTTCCTGAAGCACAGTCATTTATAGCGCGGTTTAGGCAAGGGTTTTCTCCTATTGCTACACTTGCTGAAGATATGGTAGGTAAAGTTTTTGCTTCACGTATGGTACGTGCTATGAACAGGGTAACGCGAGAGCAAACAGAACTAGATAATATGTGGAAAGGTATGGAACCTTTTCGCGAGCTTGCTCAGAATCCTAAGTTTAACGACGCTCTTCACGATGCAGTTAACGCAGAAAACATAGGTGAAGCTGCTGCTCTTAAAGCACTACAAAAA